ACAGATCGGACAATTTTTTGACGCAACTGACCAAGCAAAGAAAACTCTACAGAAAAAAGGTATATCAAGCAAAAGTGCAAATGCTACGGCGTTGGATCGTTGGGCGAAAATTAGACAAGCAGCAGAAGCAGAGGCTGAACTCCAAGAATGGATTACACAAACCTATGGAAGATCAAAATGGTTAGAGCTATTAAAAATCCGCAAAGAAGTTTTAGCAGAAAAACGAGAAGCTGAAGCTCAAGCAAGACGTGATGCTATACAAAGACAAGAGTTAATGGTTACTGTAGTAGGTATAATCGTATTACTCATATTCACATTTGTTGGAGCTACAGGTTATCTACATTATATGGGTTGGTTAGATATAAGGGATTATTTTAAATGATTTATGTTTTAATTTTTTTACACTTTATAAATACAGATAATTTGCATTACTATCAGATCGGTACATACTCTGATAAAGAAGAGTGTTTAGCTCAAGCAGAAAAAGCAAAAATACTGGTAACACATAACTCAATGAAAGTAGCTTGTTTAGAAGTTACGAACACGTAGTTAAATTATCCAGTCTTTGTAACCTTCAGCCAATACTTGTGAGCTAATATCTATCTTACTACGCAACGCTCTAAGTATTTTTTCATCACTTGTTTTATCTGCTACAATATCAATATAGGTAACTTTGTTTACTTGACCTATGCGATGAGCTCTATCTTCGCTTTGCAACCTAACTTCTAAATCGTATCCATTACTGTAATAGATCACTGTTTTTGCTTCTGTCAGAGTCAGACCATAGCCACCTGTGCGTGGTTGCCCAACGAAGAACCTCAGAGGATCGTCTTTATTCTGAAACTTTTCAACAATTAACTGCCTTTCTTCTCCTGGAGTTCCACCATAAAATAATTCTACAGATTCAGCACCATATTGCTTGGCAAGAGCTTCGCCTATTATTTCAAGGTCATGAGTAAAGTTTCCCCAAATAATTACTTTACCATCTGTTTCTTCTAATACAGACATAAGCTCAGTTAGCTTGTTACTTGGAACTTTGATCATTCGCCCATCTTCTAGCTTTGCAAAACCAGAGCAAACTTGTTGCAACCTTAATAGTTGAGTTAAGATAGTAGAGGCAGAAACCATACCCTCGTCTTCAATAATCGCGAGTGCATTTCGCTTTAATTGATCGTACAATTTACGTTGCTCAGGTGTTAGCTCTACTGATCGTTTAGTATATACTTTGTCAGGTAAATCTAAACATTCTTCCTTACGTACTCTAAAACTAAATTTTTCTATTAGCTCATTTAGCTCACTTAGGTTTTGATATCCTACAATCTGGTTGAAAGAGTGAGCTCCCATATTTTTCCGTACCATTTTAGCATAGCGGTTTTGGAATGTCCAAAAAGAGGTATGTCCTAATACATTGTTTTCTAAAAAATCACATTGTGTGTATAAATCAAGTGGTGATTTAGTTACAGGAGAACCAGTAAGGATCCTACGATAAGGGGCGTTTTTGCCAAGTTTTATTATACTCTTTGTACGATTCGCTGTTCGTGATTTTATAGTAGTGCTTTCATCTACAGCAAGCATTGCCCTATGGCAGAGTAAAAACTTATCAGCAACCTCAACCCCACGTTTAGTAGATAACGCTTCTACATTCATAAGGAATATTTGTAGGTCATCTGTTATTTTATTTAACGTGTTTAATTCTTCTTGTTTCTTTTTTGTTTTTTCAGGTGACCATGTAACAATGTTCGCTTTTACATGATCGGGCAAATGGGTTGGTAGCTCTTTACGTTCCCAGTTTCTATACACACCTTTTGGTGCAATAATCAAGGCAGAATCTATTTCACCTTTATCGTACAGCATAGCAATATTATCTATGAGAACTTTAGACTTACCTGTACCCATATCCATAAAAAGAGCATAGTACTCTTTATTCCAAGATTTTTCTAAAGCCTTGAGTTGATGCTCGTATGGCTTGAATTTAAACTTGTATCGCATTCGCCCTCTTTCTATTGGGTACGTTAATTCTATTATACTGCCCTATGGTAGACAACCGTTATTTTATCTGGTTTGTTATATAGAGAAAAAGATCGATAGGATTATTTTAAAATTTTAACATTTTATAATATACGATATACAATATCTTCAAGTTTCGTGTCCGCGCGACTAAATTGGACTTTATTTTATTGGTCATTCTTTTGTTTTTAGTGCCTATTAATAAAAGTAAAAACCCCTAAAGATAGTGGAGATAGTAAAGGATAACTTACTGCTTTTGTTTTTACACTATATAAAGTAAAGTAAAATATACCCATGTGGAGAAAGACATGACAGTTTATATTACCCAAGAAATGCGAGGCCGTGACATTACAGATGCCACTAGCTTCGGTGATGTAGAAATACTTGTACCTGCAGGAGAGCAAGCAAGTTATTCTACTCAACCAACTATTAGACAAATTAACAGAAAGCTTAGTAAGTTTTCTGATGATGACTATCTTATTTTGGCAGGAGACCCTGTAGTTATAGCTTTATGCGCTTGTCTGGCTGCAAGAGTAAACAGGGGTAAATTTAAAATGCTAAAGTGGGATAGGCAAGAGGGTAAGTATTTCCCATTGACCGCAGACTTAAATTATAAACCAGGAGGTGACAAATGAGTAGCGACTTTGAATCTGTCGCAGAGCAGTTCAGCGCAATAAATGAAGATGGCATGAGTAGGGTAAGTAAGCTTGCTCGTTTGCAATTAACATTGGAAGAGCGTGTGAAAACATTAGAAGAGGAGGTAAAAGAAACTAAGAGAAGTTTAAAAGAAGTAGCAGAGGAACAATTACCTGCTGCGATGGCTGAATATAATATGACTAAGATTGGTTTGGAAGATGGCTCAGAAATTAAAATTAATAAATTCTACAGTGCTTCTATACCGAAAGATAAAGCAGATGAATCGTTTGCATGGTTAGTGGATAATGGTTTCGGTGATTTAATCAAAAACCAAGTAGCTACAAACTTTGTTCGTGGACAAGAAGAACAAGCAAATGAGTTTGCAGAAGAATTGACAGAAAGAGGTATGCCCGTCAACAGTAGAAAATGGGTAGAACCTATGTCATTGAAGGCTTGGTATAAAGAGTCTATTGAAAATGGTATTTCAATACCAGATGAACTGTTCGGTGGTTACATCGGAGAAAAAGCAAAAATAACTACTCCAAAGAAAGGGTAAAATATGTCAGATACTAAAGAACTAACTAAGGCTAAAAGCTCAAACGTAATTTCATACGAGGGTATGGAAGAATACAGTGGTACAGGATTTGGTGAGGTAGGTGCAGATGACCTTTCCATACCGTTCCTAAGGATTCTTGCACAGCTTTCGCCACAAGTTAATAAACAAGACGGTGCTTATGTTCCTGGAGCAGAAGCAGGAATGATGTTTAATACAGTGTTGAACGAAACCTACGATGGCGAAAAAGGTATTCACGTTGTGCCATGCCACTACAACAGACGTTTTGTTGAGTGGACACCACGTGAACAAGGTGGTGGGTACGTTGGCTCTTACTTACCAGATGATCCTATTAAGGATAAAACTACCCAAAATGAAAGAGGGCAAGATATGCTGCCAAATGGCAATATATTAACCAACACAGCTCAGTTTTTTGTGTTGATGTTACACCCTCAATTTGGTGCTCAGCGTGTGCTTATGACTATGTCATCTACACAACTTAAAAAGGGTAGGAAGTGGTTAACACAGGCGCAATCTATGACAGCTAAAGGTAAAAACGGTATTTATGTTCTGCCTCTTATGTCACAAGTATATACTGTAAAAACCACACCAGAGAAAAATGATAAAGGTAACTGGTTCGGTTGGGATATTAGCCGTGAACGTGCATTAAATCTTTCTGTTCCTGCTGATAAAGATATCTTTGAATCAGCAGTTGGTTTTGCAAAATCTGTAGAGGCAGGTGAAGTAAAGGTGAAAGAAGAAGCCCCTGAAGAAGCTAAAAACGTAACCCCTAATACAAGTGATGGCAACCAAGACATCATGTAAAAGAACAGTTATGGGGAGTCATGACCCCATACTGCGTAGGCCATCTTCTCTTTCATTCGTTGTTTTTCTTCGATTATTGGGAGATGGTCTACACTTATTAGGAGGTAGCCATGTCACTTGCACAAGATTTTTACGATTTATTTAAAGGCAGCGATATTGCTCATGGTACATACGTCGTAAAGAGTAATAGAGAAACAGACGGAAAGAAACAAGGTACAGCAAAAGTTATTCGTGAACCTACAACGATAGCTATGTGGGAAGACCATTTAAAAGGTGGCACAGGTCTTGGAATTATTCCAATTAAAAGTGATAATACTTGCCATTGGGGTGCGATAGATATTGATGAATATAGTGTTAGCCATAAAGATTTAATTACAACTTTAGCTAAAAATAAAATCCCTGCTGTAGTGGGCAGGACTAAAAGCGGCGGAGCTCATGTATGGATATTTTTAAGTGAGCCTGTAGAAGCTGAAGATATGCAACGCAGATTAACTGAGTTAAGTGCGGCTCTTGGTTTTGCAGGGAGTGAAATATTCCCAAAACAAACAACAATATTGCTAGATAGGGGCGATACAGGCAACTTTCTTAATATGCCTTACTTTAGTGGATCTAAATCTACTCGATATGCGTTTGACCAAAATGCAGAAACACTAACGCCAGAAGAGTTTATAGAATACTGTAAAAACTTTGTTATAACTCCAAATCAGTTTCGTAAACTTAATATGGGGTTTGGTACAAAAGAGGGAGTATTAGAAGAAGGACCACCTTGTTTACAGCACTTATGCAGTAAAGGATTTGGCGAGGGTTCTCGAAACAATGCTCTATTTAATCTTGGTGTATACGCCAGAATGTTTGATGAAGATAATTGGGAGCAATTAGTCCAACGCTACAATGTGGATTACCTCAGTCCACCATTAAGTCATGGTGAGGTAGGCAATACAATTAGACAGCTAAAAAAGAAAGATTACTTTTATAAATGTGAAGACCAACCCATAAAACCTTTCTGCGATAAAGAGTTATGTAAAGTAAGGAAGTATGGTGTAGGACCAAGCGGTATAGGCAATGATATGTCTAGTCTTACTAAAATTGATGGTGACCCCCCTATCTGGATTCTTAATGTAGATGGTGAACGATTAGAGCTTAGTACCAATGGTTTAACTAGTCAAGCACAGTTTCAAAAAGAGTGTGTGTCACAAATAAATAAATTTCCTATCATGGTTAGTCAACGTGCATGGCAGACACGTATACAGTTATTGTTAGATAATTTAACTATTGTAGAAGTACCGCCTGATGCCACGTTCAAAGGAGAGTTTGAAGATTTACTTCATGCTTTCGCTGCGGAAAGAGCTAAAGGTGAAGAACGCGAAGACATCCTACAAGGTGTTGCAGTTTGGACAGAAACGAGAGTATACTTTCAAATAAAGGATTTAAAGAAACATTTATCTGTAAACGATTTTAATCATTATACTTCTAATAAAATAACTTTAAGATTACAAGATTTACAGGCAGAAAAAATGTTTTGGAGAGTAAGGGGGAAGGGTATCCATGTATGGTCATTACCACAAGATTATTTTCAAACAGATGAGTCAGAAATTACACTGCCTCAGCTACCTGCTGAAAATGACATAATATAATGCACATCGTTCTCGGACCTCCAGGAACAGGCAAGACAACTAAACTTCTTAATTTAGTTGAACAATACCTTGCCTCTGGTGTGCCGCCAGACCGTATAGGTTACTTTGCTTTTACAAGAAGAGCAGCACAGGAAGCTATAGAAAGAGCTTGTACCAAGTTTAATATATCTAAAAAAGAGTTACCTTACTTTAGAACTCTACATAGTCTAGCTTTTTTGCAAGCAGGTTTGACCCATTCACAAGTGATTACGCCAGATAAATACCAAGAGATAGCTGATTGGTTAAAGATAGGAAAGTTTTATGGGGGAGGTAATGTAGAACAAGGACCATACAAAGACTTTGGGTATGGTGATAAGTTCCTTGAAATTATTAATATCGCTCGTATATTACGCCAACCGTTACGCAAGATATATAACGATAGTATCGTACCTTTAAAAACAGATTGGGCTAGAGTTGATTATGTAAACAGAGGGATAGAGCATTGGAAAAACTCTTATGGGCTGTATGATTATACAGGAATGTTAGAGGCTTTTGTAGAGCGTGACCTTTGCCCTAAATTAGAAGTGGTGTTTATAGATGAAGCCCAAGACCTGTCCCCTTTGCAGTGGGAAATGGTAAGACAGTTAGAACAAAAAAGCAAGATATGTTATGTAGCAGGTGATGATGATCAAGCTATTTACCGTTGGGCAGGAGCAGATGTAGATTATTTTGTAGGTCTTGAAGGTGATGTGACCTTACTAAATAAAAGTTATCGTATTCCTTCTTCGCATCATACACTCAGCCATAATGTAATTAAAACAATAGTGGGACGCAGGGAAAAAGAGTTTGAACCAAGACAAGAAGAGGGTAATATCACTTGGCATCGCCATTCTGAAGAGGTGAGTTTATCAGAAGGTGACTGGTTATTACTAAGCAGAACTACCCGAGGAGCTCAACAAATAGAGGAAGAAGTAAGAAGGCGAGGACACCTGTATATCTACAATGGTTCTAAAAGCATTGACAGTAAGGTACTAGAAGCAGTCAGGTTGTGGGAATATTTACGAGAAGGAAACAAGCTCAGCAAAGAACAAGTCTTACTCGTGTATAAACATATGATGATAAATAGTCAAGTAAAATACGGTTATAAAACAATGCCTGATGGTGAGGAGGGTTCTTTTTATAGTTTGCAAGAGTTACAAAATAATCATGGTTTATTACACAATCATCCATGGGATATCGGGCTAGGCAAAATAAATCAAAGAGACAAAACGTATATAAAAGCTTGTTTAAGAAAAGGTGAAAGTTTGACCGAAACACCTCGACTACGAATCTCTACCATTCATTCGGCTAAGGGAGCTCAAGCAACTAACGTAATGTTATTAACCGATACGATGAAACGCCCATACTCAATGTGGCGTAAGATACGTACTTATGAAGAAGATGAAACAAGAGTATTTTATGTTGGACTTACCAGAGCCATAAATAACATACATTTAATACATCCTATGTATAGTCAAGGGTATGCGTTGCCCTACTGAACAAACAAGATAAATAAACGCTTATCAAGAATAACAGTGCGTGTATTATGGTGTTGCATTAAAAAACATAGAAAGGGATAAAATGCAGGTAAAATATTTCACCAAAGACCTTTTGGTAAAGGCTAACAAAGCTGCGATTCGCACTAATCGTAATCGTACGCTTGAACCAAAGTATTTATCAGAGCTTGATGAAGACAATAAGTACCCGATTGTATGGACAATGCCACACAATGATGTAGAGATGCGCGTTCGCTTACTATTAACAGCAGACTCTGATGCGTGGCTCGACATACCTTTTAAAACCTACGACAAATTACCTGTCGTAACAATGCCAACACATTAACTCGAGAAAGGAGTATTTAAATGGCACATGAAGTAGAAACGATGGCTTATGCAGGACAAGTTCCTTGGCATGGTCTAGGCAAACAGGTTGACGGTGATATGTCGCCTGAACAAATGTTAAAAGCTGCCCAGATTGATTGGACAGTTAGTAAGCGACCTGCTTACACAGTTGATAAACCAGATTGTTGGAATATTGTAGACCCAACAGGCGAGGCAGGGTTTTTACGTTGCCCCGACAATTATTTTCTTGTTCGTGATAGTGACAACAAAGTATTATCTCCGTGTGGTGAGGGTTATGTTCCTTTCCAAAACTCAGAAGTTATGGACTTTTTCAAAAAGTTTACCGAAGCAGGTTCCATGACTATGGAAACGGCAGGTAGTTTAAAAGATGGCAAAGACATTTGGGGGTTAGCAAAACTAAAAGATGAGTTTGCTCTCGCAGGTGGGGATGAAGTAGGTGGTTATTTGTTATTGAATAACAGCCACCAAGTAGGCAAAGCGATGACGGTTATGTTTACACCGATACGTGTTGTCTGCAATAATACACTCACTATGGCATTGAACGCAGAGGGTTCACGTTTCCGTGTGCTACACTTACAAATGTTCGATGAGGAGATCCACAAAGCGGCAGAAGAAGCTTTGGGCATTAGTGGACAACAAATGCAAAACTTCAAAGAACAGTCTGAGTTCTTGGCAAGTAAAACTGCTACCGACTTCGATGTGAGCAATTTTATTGCAGAGCTGTTACAACCAAATTTATTGATTGAACGAGCTAAAGCACCTAATCAAAACGCGCTACCTCCGTTGCACCAAGAGTTTGCTCGTACAGCAGAACTTGTGCATGAGGCAGTAGAAACAAGTCCAGGAGCAAACCTGTCTTCTGCTCGTGGCACTTGGTGGGGAGCGGTAAATGCTGTGACCTATGTAGTTGATCACCAGAAAAAATCTTTAGCTGAGGGTAATGCGTTACACTCTGCATGGTTTGGGTCTGGTGCAAATACTAAACGTAAAGCATTGACAAAAGCTATTGAGTATGCTAACGCAGCTTAACTTGATAAAGTAAATGTTGTCTTGGTAGTGTTCGTATACTAGAATATGAACACTACCTGTTTTCCATAGAAAGGGAATTAAATGCACTATGCGATATGTGAAAGTAACAATGAGAACAGCCCTTACCAAGTGCTGTCTTTTACTTCGTTAGCCTCTATGAAAGATTGCAAGCTCATAGACCAACATAGTATGGTTTACAATGACAAAGAGCCAAGACAGTTAATAGATAATTGGCAACAAGATGAGCTTGAAAGCACATGGCTCAGCATTTTGCTTAACAGTAAAAAAGCTCACCAAAAGTTTTTTACTGACCTTACTACATACCGAAACATGAAGAATAAGTTTCAGAATAAAGAGATAGCGGCACAGAAGCTCCATGAAGTTGTGCTGTTTTGTGTTAAACCATGGAAAAAGGAAAACCAAATGAATGATACGGTAGAAACCCCTACAATTCATGTAGATCAATTTAATAACAAAGCCCAAAAAGCAGAAAAAGAGGTACGCCCTCGTTTTGAAAAAACTGCTAAAATAGTTTGTCTTATGGTAGACCCCCCAATCCGTTCAGGTACAAATCGTTACCGCAATATGCAAGTTATCATGGGATGCACTACTGTAGCTGAAGCTATGGAAAAACTTCGTGCTTTAGATCCTTCTCCAGGAGGTGGGGTAGATATTAAAATTGCTGTAAAGGCAGGAGCTATAAAATTAGTAGAAACAGATGCTTATAAAGACATACCATTTTAAGGAGTAGTTTTATGGATACCGAAGCTGTAGAAAGATACTTTGGTTGGATAAATGAAAGACATTCTATTTACCAACGTAGGGTGGCCGACGAGATACCACCATGGACAGAAGATAAAATTCTTCAGGAGTACAAGTTTACAAACCCTTTTCGTGAAAATGATAAAGTAACTGTGTGGATGCGTGAGAACTGGACTAACCCAAACCACAACCGTCCACATGGTGAAATTATCTTTAACTGTTGTTTATTTCGTATGATTGGCACAACTGAGTTTGCTGATGCCCATAAATGGGTGTACGAAGATGAGGGGTGGGATAAAAATAAAACTAAGCAACTGATTGAAGACAGGTTGTCAAAAGGGTTACGAACTTTTACTGGTGCATATATAATCACCAATCAAGGTTTAAAAGCACCAAAATCGGAGGTAGTAGTTGACTATTTTCTTGCGCCCATTTGGGAAAAAAAGGAAGAACTTTCAAAGGTTGCCGAGGAATCTCTATCCCTCCAAGCCCTGCACCAAGCGATGGCTTCCTATAAAGGGTGGGGAGGGGGAGGCTTTATGTCATACGAGGTGGTTACCGACCTCAACTACACACCTGTGTTGGAAGCCGCGAAAGATCAATTCTCGTGGGCTAACGCAGGTCCTGGAGCCGTGCGAGGATTAAACCGCATACATTTGCGTGACCTTAAAAAAGGCATGAATCAAGAAACCGCAAATATAGAAATGCGGCTACTGCTAGATCAAGCTCCTAAATATTGTAAGCCTCATGTGCCTATAGCTCGTGTAGATATGCGTACCATTGAGCATAGCTTGTGTGAGTGGGATAAATACGAACGTGTGCGTTTAGGACAAGGCACACCTAGAAGTAGATATAACGCCAATATATTATCAAATGATAACTTTAAGAAAGGGACTGTAGAATGAAGTTCTTAATGACACTATTCCAAATACAAGATTATGGTGGCATAATTAACCATGCTGAGTATTTGACTAAAGGCTTAAAAGAGTTAGGGCATGAAGTAGATTTTTGTATGCTCGTTCCTAAAAGCGCTGTTTCTAATAGATCACCAATCCGAGGTAGGGATGGAGACTATAAATCTTTAGAAGGTGGGACAGGGTATAAGTTTCACCAAGCACGAGGGTGGAAAGGTATACCCAAGATACCTTATGTGAGCAAACAGGCACGAGAGCTATTTAAAGAAAAGTGTAGTAGATACGATGCTGTTCTCTGGCACATACCTGTACCTACCCTTAATAAAGATAATACAGAGATTACAGCTTGGCTAGATTTGTATGATCATGGTAGCAAAAACATTGCTATCATACATGATGGCAACCTGCCTAAGTTGTATCCACACCTTATCTCTGTTTCAGAATACTTTCATGCGGCTGTATGCGTTCATGAAAGTGCCTATAACTCGGCAAAGTATTTAGATATTCCACGCAAGTTAATCTTAAACCCATTTAAAATATATGGGGATTTTGGTTATGATTTTGATCAACGTAGTGGTGCATTAGCAATCCAAATATTTAAAGCGTGGAAACGAGTAGATACTTTGGTTCGTGCTGTACCATTTATAAAAGAGACTGTTGTAGTCGGTGGGGCAGGGATTGAATATAGATATATGACCAGTAAAGATAAGTGCAAACCTAAATATTTTGATTCTAATGGTAATCGTATTTGGGTTGTAGCTTTAGATCATGGCATGATTTATCGTGGCGTTGTGCCTAATGAAGAAGTATTAAAATTACTTGGTGAAACTAAGCTACAGATAGACCCTAGCTTCTCTAAAAAGTATTCTGACTATGGCGCACACTTTAATCGTACAACGGTAGAAGCTATGATCAAAGGTGCTGTGCCTATGGCTACAGACTTGGGTATGAAAAATAGCCAGATATTTAAGTCTGGGAAAAATTATATAGAGATACCCCATACAGCTACCCCCGAAGAGTTTGGTGATATAGTAAACGAGGGGCTAACTAATAAGGAACAGTGGGAAACAATACGACACAATAATCTAGGGCTGTTAAATAAATTTGATATGCGGAACGTAGCGCAAGAATATGTAGACATTGTAACTCAACCAACGCATTTCCTTGAAAAAGGTCACCCAGAACAGAATATTCAGCTAATTATCGATTGCAATAAAAACCTACAGTTCTTTGGTTTACCGAGGCTTTCGACGCTAATCGAAGAGCGCTATGACTATACACAACAAGGTTACCATACCAAATAATAATACAACCGTCGAGGAGGCTAATATGCAGTCGATACACGCAAGAAACGTAAGCGAGGCGTTATACCTAGCTAAACAAGCATTAGAAATTAACGGAGTAGAAGTGCAAACTCGTAATGGGGCAGCTTTAGAGTTCCCCACCCCTGTTATGACAACTTATACAGATAGCCGTGAACGAGTACTGTTTTATCCCCAGAGGGATGCCAACCCATACTTTCACTTTATGGAATCTTTATGGATGTTAGCAGGGCGTAATGATGTAGAATGGATTAGCCAGTTTAATGGCAGGATAAATACCTACAGTGATGATGGTCAACATTTTCATGGGGCATATGGCTTTAGATGGAGAGAATGGTTTAAAGAAGATCAATTATTAACTGCTATCCATAGGCTGAGGAATTATCCAAATGATAGAAGAACAGTTATTGGGATGTGGGATCCATGGGAAGATTTGCAGGAAGATAATGATGGTAAAGATTACCCTTGTAATACCCAGATTTATTTTTGGTCTCGTAATGGCAAACTAAATATGACTGTAGTAAATCGCAGTAATGATATGATCTGGGGAGCTTATGGAGCTAACGCTGTGCATATGTCTTTTTTACTAGAGTATATGGCAACAATGTGTGGACTTCGGGTAGGGATTTACTATCAGTTTAGTAATAATCTTCATGCTTATGTAGATACCTTACAAAAGTTAGATAATTTGCCGTTAGATTATGAACCGTATCTTACTATAGCAGATGATGGGTTAAGCTATGCCCCTCCACCTTTAATAGATAACCCTGCTACTTTCGATCAAGACCTTAGTCAGTGGTTTAAAAGGTGGGGAGGCGATAATAAGGCTAGTAAAACAAGATTAAAATACAATGACAAAGTTGAAGATACAGGTGCGATAAATGATTACCTGAATACAACAGCAACACCTATGATTAAATCTTGGAGAGCATGGAAAAGTAAAAATACAAACAAACTATTTATGGATGAAGCCATAATCGAGGCAACAACAATTAACGATAGGGCATGGCGTAAGGCGTGTCTTGAATGGTTAGAGAGGAGAACATAATGAGTGTTCAGTCAGATAAAGTCGAGTATAATTACAGTGAAATGATTTCACTCGTAGAAAAAGTAGCACAAGTAGATGTTACGAAACTACATAAGGCAGAGCAGAGTTACGGAAACAGTTGGAAACAAAGAGGTGGCGTAGGTGCGTTCATGATGCTTGCCCGAAAGTGGGACAGGCTTGAAAAGCAAGTAAATGAAAGCAACTATGACATCTTTCTTGCTGCTGAAAAAGACACTAGAGCTGAAGGTATCTTGGATGATATACAAGATTTACGCAGGTATCTTATGTTAGTTGAAGCAGAAATTATTCGGAAGGAAACAACGAATGACCAAGAGCCAGACCTCTTCCTCGAAGACAGATGCGAATGGAAAACTAGATGAAGTGCTAATCGCCGTTTGTGAGTGTGGAGCTACAAAGGAGGTTACTTTTCGCAATTTGAAAAATAAGTGGGCTAAATGTCATAAATGCAACCAACCGATGAAAGTGAAGAGTAATGCAGTTTCCTTTATTTCAACCCCCGACTGAATGGGTTATGCCTGATGGTTATCCAGATCTTAGCCATGCTAGAGAAGTAGCTATAGATTTAGAAACTAGAGATCCTAACCTTACAACACTGGGTTCAGGGTGGGCTAGAAAAGACGGACATATTATAGGTATCGCTGTAGCAGTAGAAGGCGATCAATGGTACTTTCCTATACGACACAAGTTAGGGTCTAATCTTGATCCCAAAACAACAATCAGATGGTTGCAAGAGGTATGTTCAAAAGATCGTGATTATATTTTTCATAATGCTCCTTATGATGTCGGGTGGTTACTTGCAGAGGGTGTAACTATCCAAGGAAGAATAGTAGACACAATGGTCGTTGCCCCTTTGTTAGACGAAAATCGTTTTAGCTATGCCTTAAATGCTATTGGCAGAGATTACTTGCAAGAGCGTAAATCAGAAAAAGAATTACGAGAGGCAGCAGAGGCATTTGGTGTCAATGCTAAAAGTGAGATGTACAAACTCCCTGCCGCTTATGTAGGAGCTTATGCAGAACAAGACGCAGCATTGACTTTACGCTTGTGGACACATTTTAAAGGGCTAATCATAAAAGAAGATATTGGTGATATTTTTGACTTAGAATTAAAAGTATTGAAAACGATTATACCTATGAGACAACGTGGTGTCTGTGTAGATTTAGAAAAAGCAGAGCGTATTAAAATTGATTTGGAGCGACGTGAAAAGAAATTACTTGACGAAATTAAAAAACAATCAGGTATCGCTGTAGAGTTATGGGCTGCTGAGAGTGTATCAAAAGCATTTGATGCTTTAGGTTTAGAGTATAGTAAAACAGAAAAAACAGGAGCACCAAGCTTTACTAAAGGATTCTTAGCCAACCATCCCCATAAAGTACCACAAATGATTGTACAGGCTAGAGAGTTTAATAAAGCAAGAACTACTTTTGTAGATACAATATTAAAGCACCAGATAAATGGGCGTATCCATGCTGAGCTACACCCTCTGCGTTCTGACGAGGGCGGCACAGTCACAGGCAGATTTAGTTATAGTAACCCTAATCTTCAACAAATCCCTGCTAGGCATGGCGAAATTGGTCCAATGATACGTAGCCTATTTATACCTGAACAAGACGCATTATGGGGGGCGTTCGATTACTCTAGCCAAGAACCGCGCATAGTTGTGCATTACAGCAAGCTCATGGGCTTCAGAGGGGCTTCTGACTTTGCAGAACAATACAATGCAGATGCACGAACAGACTTCCACCAAATGGCGGCAGATATTGTGGGCGTTCCTCGTAAACAGGCTAAAGATATCAATCTTGGATTGTTTTATGGCATGGGGTCTAAAAAGTTAGCAGCGAGTTTAGGTTTAGAGTTTGAAGATGCAAAAGAGTTGTTTGCTCAATATCATGAGAAAGTACCCTTCGTACGAGAGTTAAGTGATTACGCTATAAACAGAGCAAGCCAAAAAGGTGTGATTCGTACCGTTCTAGGCAGACGTTGCAGGTTTGATAAATGGGAACCAAACAAGTATGGGAGTTGGAAACCAATGACTTACCAAGAAGCTTATGCCGAACATGGTCCTGCAATCAAACGAGCGTTTACTTATAAAGCTCTTAATAAACTTATCCAAGGAAGTGCTGCCGATCAAACTAAAGCTGCGATGGTTGCTTTAGCTGATGAAGGTATACTTCCCATGATTCAAGTACATGATGAACTAGATGTCTCCGTAGAAAGTGAAGACCAAGCTAAAAAGATTACGGAGATAATGCAGGATTGCGTCAAACTAGAAGTACCCTCCGTAGTCGACGCAGAGTTTGGACCAAATTGGGGGGAAGCAAAACAAACATTTACGGAGAAACCATGGACAAGAGGATTAAAAGACAACCACAGCGAAATGAAAACTTAGCCAAGCTACACGCTCGGTTAAAAGGTGGACACGTTGTTCGGTATCATACAAGACCAGAGTTAGGAGATGGGCAAAATGTAGCTGCTCATACTTGGAGGGCGATAGTTATTCTGCAAACCCTTTATCCTGACGCAAGTAAAAACTGCATCCTGCATTTATTATATCACGATGTAGCAGAGGCAGAGGTAGGAGATGTACCTGCTACGACTAAATGGAATTACCCTAAAATCAATGATCTAATGGTAAAAGCTGAAAGAGCTTATGAACAGTCTATTAGGGTGGGTGATACTGTACACAAAATTACTGAAGAAGATAAAAAGATGTGTGATATTGCCGATAAGTTAGAGCTTGTATTGCATTGTTATCGTTTAATGCAACAAGGCAATGGTATGGCAGAAGATGTTTTTTTACGAGGAGTAGATTATTTAAATAAAACATACAGAAACGAATTGATTTTTGAACCTGTTTCTGAAATAATCAAAACATTATGTGATGATGTTTAATGGCTAAAAAAGATCTTAAATATGTGATTATGTATTCCCCAACTACAGGGTATAATCGAAAAGATGGCTATTTTAAATTTATATCTGCAAAATTCACTGAATTATTAGAAAGTAAAAAAGTAAAAAGAGTTAAACTAATTGTTGATACAACAGATGAAAAGTATGAACTGGATTATAAAATGCCAAAAGAGGGAGATGAGTAATGATTGTAGGATTTACTTGTGGAACATTTGATTTAGTACACGCAGGTCATGTTTTAATGCTGCAAGAGGCAAGTGAGGTGTGTGACTATTTAATCGTAGGATTACATATAGACCCAAGTGAAGAGCGTGAATGGAAAAACAAACCAGTGCAATCTATTCATGAACGCTTTATACAGTTAGAAGCGATAAAATACGTTGATTATGTTTTACCTTATCATACTGAACACGATATGCACGAGCTATTGCAGATACTTAGAGTAAACGTCCGTATAGTAGGCGAAGAGTATAAGAACAGACCTTTAAGCGGAGAACACCTGCATAAAGATTTAAATATAAAACTGCACTATAATAGCCGTGGACATGGATTTTCCTCGACCGAATTACGAGACCGAGTAAAAAGAGCAAATAAAATAAGTCAAATGAATTAAAAGCTGTTACACTAAATTACAGGCAAAATCATAGAAAGGATTTTACATGGCAGATAATGAAGGTGAATATCGAGTAAAAGGGCGGTATAGATATCATTATGGTAAACCTTTGCCAAGACACGGTAGCCCAAGAGATAGAGGCAATATGGATGCCTACTATGGTCGTCCACCACGCCCACATTATTTCGTAGGAAAAACACATTTATCCAAAGAAATAAACGAAGACAATATGTCTGACCAAGAAATAAAAGAATATTACAAAGGCTATAATGAAGAGGAAGACCGCAAAGATTGGGGTGAGGAGTGAATATATTCTTACTAGATTATGACCACGAAACTTGCGCTCAATACCATTGCGATAAACACGTCGTTAAAATGCCATTAGAATCTACTCAAATGCTCAGCACTGTTCATTGGCGACATAATGCTGAGGGACCATATTTACCTGTTCATCAAAAACATCCTTGCACATTATGGGCAGGACAAACCGTAGAAAACTACAAATGGCTCTGGCGTCTGGGCATTGCATTATGCAAAGAGTATACTTTCAGGTATGAAAAGATCCATGCTTGTGAAAGAATTCTTGCCATACTGCGATGCCCCCCTGTAGAATTAACCGCAAGAGGAGTAACGAAACACCCTCAGGCTATGCCTGATGAATACAAATCACCGACACCGTTACTTGCTTATCATAACTATTACATCGGTGAAAAAGCGAGGTTATGTACATGGAAGAAAAGAAAAGTTCCCCCATTCATGGAGAAAGTAATGTTATCCCATTCACAAGAGAAAAAAGATCCCATTCTGAGGAGAAAAACATCACCGTAGAGTGTTACGAGGTTGATGTTCTTGTCTGTTCTTTATGTGGAGATAATTCCTTTTTCTTACTCAATGAAAAAACAAGACAGATCGGCTGCTCATCGTGTGGATATTTGACAGGAACTTACTGGACAGAGAAGAAAGATAATGATTTCCCTAGCTAATGTGAGGAATAAACAAGATAACAAAAGAGTTATCAATACTAACTGCTTTGCTATTATAAGGTATAGATATTTCGCAGAAAGGATATATTTATGAAACCACAACCAGACGCATATGTATTTAACGAGGGTAGGTCTCGTTTGATACTACATTATGCAGATATTAACCAAGCCTACATAGTATACCGTGATGATGGTTATGATCACGAGGGGTATCCCATACAGGGTAACGTAAAAGTTCATAATGAGTTTAGCGATGCTAAAGCTGATTATGATAAAAGGGTAAAGTTCATTAGACAGTTAGAAAAAACTGCTCTTATGGCAGAACTAGACGCTGAAGAGTTGTTTGGGGGTGACACATGACCCCAGAGCGAGCAAAGCAAATCCTTGCACAATCTAAATATGCCGAGTTGCAAATGTCACCGAGCGAAGGTGATTACATAAATAAAATTTGGCGTGAACATCCAAACGGCGATATGTCAATATATACGACTTTAGTTATGATTGCTTTTGGATACGATCGCGCCCTTAAAGAAATCCAATGGCAAATGGAGGGGGAGTAACGATGTTATCAGCTGATCTAAAAATGTTCACGGGAACCGAACAATGGTTTCGTCACCCACTGAGCTCTAACTTTCTTTACACTGATGGTGTGAAGTTCTTTGCTGAACACTGCGGAGGAGGTGCATACTGGTTCCTAGATATACTAGCTACCGAGCTTGCCGACTTGCAGGAAAAGGAAGAGTTTATGTCTATCACACTAGATGTGGTAGATAGCTCTGCTAAAATAACTGCCGACGATGGTAACGGTAATGTGCTATGGACTCGTAACATAGACTTTACAGATGCTGAAGTAGGTACATGGAAATTCTTCCTTACAAACAATGTCTTACTATTGCCAAGTGAGTATTAAATATATATTAAGACTTATCAATATAAAATACTGTGGTACTATATAGTATCACAGTATTTTTCTTTAGAAAGGAGAAAACATGGCTGAAACATTTAACCCAGACTCATTAAATGAGTTACCATTAAGTGACTACGAGAAGGGATACCTAACTGCTATATATGACACATTTGCAGAGCCAGAAGCTCAACGATATTTCGATGATTACTCAGAAGAAAATTCTTGGTTTATGCAAGTGGTAGATAAGCGTACTTTTGACCTATGCACGTTTTTATCAGATGAGGATAATATTAACTCAGATAAAGTATGCATAGTTTATGAATGTTATGAAATTATAGATAACATGGGCAATCCCTCTGGCGAATATACTACTGACACGTCGCTTGGGTATTACTTGAAAGGTGATAGTAATGTTGTAGAGGCAAGCTCTTCATGATAGAAACAGCATTGATGTGTCTTGCCTTAAATATTTATTTTGAGGCAAGATCCGAACCCATTCAGGGACAAATAGCAATAGCAGAGGTTACTCTCAACAGAGTGGCCTCTGCTAATTATCCTAACGATGTATGCAGTGTAGTCTTGCAAGAGAATAAAGATGGCTGTCAATTTAGTTGGTGGTGTGATGGTAAATCAGACCAACCAAGAGAACATAATTCCTTACGGACATCTAAAGCTCTTGCTGAACTTATGTTAAATGAGGGTCACCATATTACAGTTATCGGTAATGAGGCAACGCACTATCATAGTAATGATGTGCATCCATATTGGGCAAATGATTTGCACAAAATACGACGAATCGGGAAACATATATTCTATAAGAAGAAAGATAATGATGAATGGTTACGTCCTCGGTTAAGACCTAATAAGATAAATTGATACTTATCATTAGTTTTATCCTGTAGTAGTATAATTATATGGTGTGTGGCACTCGTCCTTTTGTGTACGACATTACACTTGTCCTTTCGGCTTGTCGCACATCATACCAATTTAACCAAACGATTACTCAAGAAAGGAGTATATCATGAATGAGAAAGAAGAAGTAAATGGGTTATCTGATATTTATACTGATCCTAATAGGACTAGTGAGTCTACTGTTCCGGATATAGCAGGGAAAATTTCTGCTGATTGTGAAAACTTAGGGCAGACACTCCGTATGTTGGCAGATGAAATTGAGAAACTGCACAAATACCAGAACAATCTTGCTAGGAAAATACCGCCTAGTGAAAGAGTAACTGATAGGCTTACTGAGGCGGTAGGGTCTGTTATTCTTGCTAACAAAGATTTGCGTGATGCAATGTGGCCATTGTTTGAAGAAAAAGTAAAAAAGCTTATACGCAGTGCAGAAGTAGATATTGATGCCACCGTTGAAATTAATGATGCAAGTTTGGAGATCGACTCCGCTTCATTGAGGGTATGATATGGGGCGTAAACATTTACAGACTACCCACTCTATCGCACAAGTGCGAGCTATTATTAGCTCGCTACTTTACGCCTCTGAACGTGAGTTTCAATTAGAGAATGAAGCTATTGGCGTTTCTGTGAAAGAGTTTGATGATAGTCGTAGGCTAGGGGTAGTTATCTTTACTCTAGCCACAATCTGTTTTAGTAACCCTGATGCATTAAAAAGATTAGAAAGAAGGGTAGCCGAAATCAATAGGCAAGTACATTTATTAGATACTCGCCGAACAAAAGATTCCAAACGTGAAAGGAGGGTTAAGTGAATAAAATTGCGTTAATGGATTATAGCATAGATATAACAGATTTATGTTATGATTCGGCAGGGTTTAAAACCCGAGCTAATCAATATTATTGTTTGTCACTAGATTATACTGATAATACATGGCATTTATTTGACGGCATAAATACTGCTTGGGCAGAGGATGCTCTGCTTAGTGGAAATATCAATCAAAGGACTTGCATCTATAAATTATTGCCCAAAGTTTTACGATTTATTCATGATCGTGACCATACTAAACGTGAAGGGAGAGAAGTATGAGTGAAGATAAACTAAAAGAGTTGCAGAAAGTTGTGACACAAATGTCTTTAAATCTTTTGCGAGTTCAAAATGATCTGCGTAACTTTGTCAGAGAACAAGAAGATATTAATGCAGGGTTCAAACAGCAGATTGACCTTAGACCTGTAACTATGAATCAAATGAGGGATGAACTTTTTGACGATGTAAGTAAGCAAGTTGAGTGGCGGTTATCTCAAAAGGTAGTTGAGTTTGATGGTGCTATCAACAAATTCTTTGCTAACGCTAGATTTGTACCTGATGCTAAAGTATCTGAACAATTTGATACTGAGTTTGAATTAGATAAATTGGAGGAAAGTAAGTGATGGCATTTATAGTAAGAGCAAAAGATCTTGAACCATTTTTAAAATGGCTTGATACTTGTCCATGTTCATACAGCATAAGCTCAATGCAAGGTGGGTTTGTCCATGTTAAATTTTTGTTAGAAGATGTTGAAGCTCAAATGATGGAGGTTAAACATGACTAATCCTTTATTAACCTTTTATATAGAAGAACCTAACATGGATTACTGCGGTATGTGTCAACAATTAGGCGAACCTCAGTATGGTGTAAAGATGCACCGCAGTCTACCAACTGATGTGTATTGGGTGCGAGCTGAAGCAGAAGGCTTGCCAGAAGATAAAAAATATGTCAAATTATGTTCAGACTGTTTGTATGATGCAAGTAAATCAAATGAAGTTGAAGCTATATTTAAGGATGGTAAACCATGGATTCCTGAGCAGTCGGGAATGTTTTTCATCCGCAGTAAGTTAGGAGAAACAGATGAGCAAATTTCCGATTGATAGGACACGCCCAAGTGATGCGTTTGTAGCAAGAATTCTTACAGATAAAGAAAAAGGATTGACTGCTAAACAAATACAGTCTTTTCATGGACTTACACCTAATCAATATAAGTACATCGTGTATACGCTCGGCAAAAAGTTAGATAAAAATAGTGCGAATTTTAGGTCAACTAAATCTGCTCAATCGGAAGCCGTGACTGTGCTTTCTGCATCAGGGGCAAGTGCTGATGTTTTAGAGTGGGAACGCCCAAAAGGAAAATCTTTTTGGAAAAGACTTGTGTCAAAAATTTTTTCTTGGTATCGTAAAAAAGCATAAGCTCACCTCCCAAGTTGTATGCTCTCACTGTAACCCCCTGATTCCACCTTTCTGGTCAGGGGGTCTTTTTGTATATTATATGGACTTTGCTATATAGGAGGTAATAATGGATAGGACTGTTTTTGTTTTTAAAGATTTGATAATATACAATATCTCACTATCCCCATATATTCAATGGGTTAGCATGGATTATGACTCTCTGACTCCGATATCTTGATCACAATAGATCATTACTTTCGTGTCCGCGCGACTTCAAATCAGGGCTGTTTTAAAATGGCTACTTTTCTTTTTCCCTCCTATTAAGTAAAGTGGTCCCATCATAACGAGAAGGAAAAGTAAAATGCCTCTTGCAAAAGCCACTCACAAACCCAGTATCAATGTCGTCGCTAATCCTCGTGTAGAGAAAGGAATCACTCCAAAACAAGAGGAGTTTTGTAGAATTTATGTTTGCGAAGATGTCAGTCAAACTGAGGCGGCTGTGCGAGCAGGATATTCTGTAAAGTCTGCCCACGCTATTGCATCACAATTACTCAATGGGCAAAGGTATCCTCAAGTTGTGCAAAGGATAGGTGAACTAAAAAGTGAGTTATCTAAAAAGTATGAGGTAAGCTTTGAAGGACACGTTAAAAAACTAGCCGAGATACGTGATGCTGCCCTTGTTGGAGGAAACTTCGCAGCGGCAGTCGCAGCCGAAAAGTCTAGAGGACAAGCGGCAGGGATCTATATAGATCGTAAAGAAATCCTCCATGGACGTATTGACCAAATGGATAAAGAGCAAGTTATGAAAGAAATAGAGCGTTTGCAAAAAGAGTTTCCTGCACTCGCTGTGGTTACCGAGGACAATATGGTTATTGAAGGGACTGTGCAAAAAAAGACAACAAAAGACCCTGCCTGACAATTACCTGTGGTACAGTATAGTATAGCAACAAAAATCGTAGAAAGGATTTACATATGCTAGATTTAAAAAATAATGGGGACTACATGGCGTTAACCTCTGCTGAGTGGATAAAGCTAATGTTTCCTGATGATATCCGTACAAGCCAAGACGATAAAGTTATATCGTTTATCAACTTAGTTATTGGTCACCCTAAAAAGTGGTATGTGTATGATCCAGAAATCCACACTACTCCTAGAAATTTTAGTTCCTATCTAACAATCGCAACAACAGATTACGCTATGCAAGACGGAGTCGTTAGGCATTGGGCTAAAGTCTACACTAATGATAGTTATGTTATCGTTGAGTTGTCGTATAATAACTGTCCGCATACTAATGTACCTCCTGTCTATTTTGTAAGGGAGGTCTAGTATGGCTACGAGAGCAATCTATACATTTGCCAATTTTGAGGCACATGATTCTAAACCTAAGCATATCTATGTACACTGGGATGGATACCCTGAGGGAGCAGCAAAGTATTTTGAAGATATGCTTCATTTCGCAGAGCTCAGTGAACCGTCAGATCCTGACCTTCTCAACCAATTTGTTTATGTTATAGAAGACAAAGGTCTCAACGCTGTGCCACAACTCAACCGTTTAGAGGCAGGAGATCTTGAGTGGGGTTACACTTTAACCGAGGTCAAACCTTATGAGGTCAATGTTACAGTACATCAGATTGAAGACGGGATAGAAACTCCGCATTGGTTTGGTACTCTTGACCAATTTTTAACGGAGCATCTTTAATAAAAGATAACAAAAGACACACTATGATAAATAGTTGTGCTATTATTAAGTATGATTAATTTAACCTACCCGAAGAAAGGGGTTTTGATATGGCTACTGAATTTTATGAGTGGACTAAAAAGTTAGGACAGCAGCATTTCTCAATGAACGATGGCACAAGCATGACATTATGTGGGATGCCACTGCTCGGTAACAATTATGCCGCAGACTATTACGACGAGGATAAAACGCCTTGTCCCAAATGCGCTGAGCGTATGGATTTTATTATAACAGGGGAGCTCGTAGACTAATGGCTGATGCAAGTGTTTTATTGACTACGTTGTGGTATACAGAAACTACAACTGCAGAGGGCAATCCGTACACTCCAGGACCTGAGGTGTACATGGTATCATTTCAACCAAAGGCTGATGGTCAAGAATTTAAAGATCGTGAGCTAACGCGTCGTGTTTTTGATCACAACTCTTGGGCTGATAAACAAGAGGGCAGACCTCGTGTTAAGGAAACCCTACAGCAAGTAGTGATTATGACAAAACCTGTAGAGCAAAAACCAGAAGACAACTGGTATGAAGATGATCTCAATGGTGAATCTTTAGCTGACCGCTATTATGAAGAGCTTGCTTATGAGTAGTAAACCAGAGTCACAATTATGGTATAAACTCCGTGATGGTACTAAAGATCTGGGCGTGTTTTGGACACGCCTAGAATCATGGGCAAGTCCTGGAGTTCCTGACTTACATGGCATCGTCCAAGGTTATCCTTTTTGGCTAGAACTCAAGGTTCACAGGTTAAAGTCACTAAAGTCTATAACTCTACGTCCACATCAAATCGCGTGGCAAACAAGATATTTTATGAGTGGCGGCTCAATTTATAACTTGGTTCATCATCCTTCTTCCTCTACCCTAAATATATTTAGCGGAGAAAGAGCGATAGAGATAACAGGAAACGGAGAATCATGGACACCTGACTGGAGTTGCTCAACACCGTACGATTGGACAGGTATCATCAATCATATTCTATCTACAAAATCGTCCCATCACAAGGAGGAAGACCTCAAATTTCCTCCCATCATAGAGGATGAAAGATGATGACATGGCTTTGAGGATGATTGACGATGAACGATGATTCGTGGACAGATGATGATTGACGATGACCGATGATTCTTGAGGATTTCCCCCAATAAAAAAGATTATATAAGATAATAAAAGACTTGTGTCTAAGTTCACTATTTGCTATTCTATAGTTACTGGCACAGTTTCGCCAGTACACGGTGACCAGACACTGGACTAGACATTCTGGAGTACTTGATTAATGAGTCGTGGCGCACTTATTAATGGGGACATACAAAGCGCCATAATCTTTTGCTCGTAGAAAGGAGCTTATCATGGCTAATACAGCTAAAAAGACTTCCCCTAAATCTGCCACTAAAAAGGTGGTAAAATCAGTTGAGTTAATGGTCACTGACCAAGAGCTTACTTACGATGACATCTGGAATTTTGTCCAGACCAAAGCGGGAGGCAATGAGGCTAACGTGAAAATCGTACCTCTTGATAATGTCGACCTCAAGTCTGACGCGCCTGTGCCATTTGGTTATGGCGGCAAGACAGGTGGTGTTCGTCAACAAATCCAAGATTGGATGTTGCGTGGTGTTGAGGGTGACTCCACACTAAAAGCGGTTCTCAATAAAGCCGCGCCACTTGGACACAGTCGCAAAAAGCCAGTGTGTCTACACGCACTCTTGCATGGTGGTTACTCACCGTCCAGTAAATATTGGATGACACCATATGTCAAGCTCGTAGTTCAAGCTTAAAAAGATTAGGGGACTTCGGTCCCCTTTTTCTCCCGTCCCTTTCCTGAGGAAGAAAGACGATGATCCCTTTCCTGAGGAAAAAGGATTAATATATATACTAGTATATATATTAATCAATCATCCTCTAGTAATCTTCATCAATCATCCTCGGGCAGGTCAATCTTAAATAATCTTATCTAGCAATTAGTATTTGTCCATGCAAATTGTTTTGTTAGTTTTTTAATAGTGCAAACAAAAGGGGTTCCTATGTCACTATTAATTCTACTCATAATCTTAATCGGTATCTATAGTCTAATAAAATAATTAAAAATAATTGTTCAAAAGGCTTTACAAAAAAAGTTCACTATGGTACTGTATATTTGTAGGCAATAAAGCTTACAGCCAAACAACCGCAGAAAGGGTTTTAAAATGGCAAATGTAAATACAAAAACTAGCACTACCAAAAAAGCAACAAATGTGGCAACGCTACAAAACGATGGCACCCAATTAACTTACGCACAAATCTGGCAGTTTGTTAATAAACACGCCGCAGGTAATTTGCACAATGTGCAAGTTGTACCATTATCAAATGTAAAACTTGGTGATGCACAACCTGTACCTTTTGGTTTTACTGGTAAAACTGGCGGCGTACGCGCTACCATCCAAAATTGGTTGCTTAACGGCGTAAACGGTAACAACAGTTTAGCCGCAATATTAAACGCCGCTAAACCTTTAGGGCATAGTACCAAAAGCCCAATCTGTTTACTTGCTATGTTAAATGGTGGTTACAGCCCAAGCAGTGCAACTTGGGGTACTGGCTACGTCAAATTGGTAGTACAGCCACAAGCAAAGGCATAAAAACAACGGCTAGGGGTTACCACCCCTAGCCAATTACTTGCCGCCATTGACCCCCCCACCCCCCACCACCCCCCTTTGAGACGACCTTTAGTTATACCGTCAGGTGTAACTAAGTTTTGGATATTTCTTCGAGATCCAAAAACATTTTTTCATCAATAGTGAACTTTACTCGATCAAAAACCGAGACTATGCCCCCCCTATTGTGTGTATTGATTATAGGTTCATTGCCCTTTGAAATTTTTCGATGTATTTTGAAAATATGAGCTTTGATCTAACTAATGTGCCAGAAGAGCATTTGAAGAAGTTTGCGACTTTGTTGGATCGAGCTAAGGAGATTAATGAATCAGAGTTAGCCCGTGATGATTTTATGGCTTTTACTAAAGCTGTATGGGAAGATTTTATAAATGGACGCCACCATAAGATAATGGCAGAGAAGTTTAACCGTTTGGCTCGTGGAGAGTTAAAACGATTAATCGTGAATATGCCACCTCGGCACACGAAATCTGAATTCGGAAGTTATTTATTACCTGCGTGGTTGATGGGACGTCGCCCTACGTTAAAGATTATGCAGACTACGCACACGGCAGAGTTAGCGTTTAGATTTGGTCGTAAGACACGTAATTTAATGAACTCGGAGGCCTATAGAAAAATATTTGATGTAGAGTTGCGAGCGGATAGTCAGGCGGCAGGACGGTGGGAAACGTCAAAGGGTGGTGAATATTTTGCTGCGGGAGTTGGTGGTGCGGTTACTGGACGTGGTGCTGATTTATTAATTATTGATGACCCCCACAGTGAGCAAGATGCGTTAAGCCCTACGGCGATGGAACACGCTTATGAGTGGTATACGTCAGGACCACGGCAGAGGCTTCAACCAGGAGGGTCTATTGTGATAATTATGACCCGATGGGCAGAAAATGATTTAACAGGTAAGTTGTTAAAGCAGCAGGGGCGAGATGTTTTAGCTGATAAGTGGGAGGTTGTAGAGTTCCCTGCTTTAATGCCAGATACGAATGAACCGTTATGGAGTGAGTATTGGAAAAAGGAAGATTTACTTTCGGTTAAGGGCAGTTTGTCTGTGGGTAAGTGGGAAGCTCAGTGGCAGCAAAACCCGACGAGTGAACAATCTGCTATATTAAAACGTGATTGGTGGCAGCGTTGGGAGCGTAAAGAGTTACCCCCTTTGGAATATGTAATGCAGAGTTATGATACAGCGTATAGTAAACAGACTACTGCTGATTATAGTGCGATAACTACATGGGGTGTATTTTACCCTACGGAGGGAGGACCACCAAACATTATTCTTGTAGATGCACAGCGTGGACGATGGGATTTTCCTGATTTGCGTAGGCGAGCGTTGGAAGAGTATAAGTATTGGGATCCTGAATGTGTATTGATAGAGGCGAAAGCTTCGGGTATGCCGTTAACGCAGGAGTTGCGAGCTATGGGTATTCCAGTGCAGAATTATAGTCCGAGTAGAGGAAATGATAAATTCACTCGAGTAAATTCAGTTGCACCATTACTTGAAAGTGGTTTAGTATGGGTTCCAGATACTCGATGGGCAGAGGAAGTTGTTGAAGAGTGTGCTGCTTTTCCTGCAGGAGAGCATGATGATTATGTTGATACGGTTACGCAAGCGTTACGTAGATTTAGAGAGGGCGGTTTTATTCAGCATCCTGAAGATTATGAGGAAGAAGATACTGCTCCTAGAATAAGGAAATATTATTAATGGCACAACCCCCACGACCAAGTAATATTGATAGAGCTTTAGTACAAGCCCCGAATGATTTTTTAAGTATAGAAGAAGAGGATCTTGCTCAACAGGAAGATGATTTTTTAAATGTCGAAGTTGTTGAGAATGATGAAGGTGCGGAAGTAAGTTTTGGTGAGGAAGAAGTTACATTTGGTGGTGAGCCAGAAAACTTTTATGATAATTTAGCCTCGATGGTTTCAGATGCTACATTGACAGGTGTGGCTAGTTATGTAATAGATTCTGTAGAAGAAGACCGTACTAGCCGTGATGATTGGGAAGATACTTATGTAAAAGGTTTAGATTTACTAGGTATGCGGTATGAATCTAGAACAGAACCTTTTGATGGTGCTACTGGAGTTATTCACCCCTTATTAAATGAGGCTGTTACGCAGTTTCAATCTCAGGCATATAAAGAGATGTTGCCTAGTTCAGGACCAGTGCGAGCAAATATTGTTGGTACACCTACCCCTGATGCAGAACAACAGGCTCAACGTGTTCAAGATTACATGAATTATCAAATAATGTATGAGATGGAAGAGTATGAACCTGAGTTTGACCAGATGTTATATTATCTTGGTTTGGCAGGGAGTGCTTTTAAGAAAGTATATCGTGATCAGGCGTTAGATAGACCAGTAAGTAAGTTTATTCCTGCGGAAGATGTGCTTGTACCTTACGTTGCTACAGA